CTACTGAATCTGAGGTAGAATAAGCACATGGGATACAAGTCTCGGGTGGGACAGGATCGCTTATAACGATCTATTGCAGAGTTCGAGTCTCTGGTATCCTACTAAATATGTTTATGCGTAAATCAAAACAACAAACTCTTGCAGACACAGTTACTCGTAATGTATTAAAGTACATGACAAGCAGCGGCATGTTGTTTACTCAAAAAGACATAAACAACATCCATATGATTATTAGTAAGAGTATGCGTGGAAGTTTTCCTAAGCAGACTGATCCAATTCCAAACAAAACAAAGAACAAAAAGGCCCCATAGATTAACTGGCCAAATCCTCGCCCTTTCAAGGCGATGACTGCGGGTTCGAGTCCCGCTGGGGTCACTAAACATTATGCCTATTCGTAAAATTGGTTACGCTTGTATGAATCTTACTCTTAACGAAGGCGTTAAGAAGAAAGATCAAATTACTACCAGTCGTACTCTGCGTATGTCTGGTTTTAGTTTGGATCGTGTAGGTCAACTAGCCGTTCAAAATAGTAAAGATCTGGTTAAGATCATGGAGTGGAACCGTGATAACGGAATTCAAATGTTCCGTGTCAGCAGTGAAATTTTTCCATTTATGGATCACGCTGAACTAGGATATACTCTAGAAGACCTGTCACGAGAACACCATCAGGATATTGTGTCTGAGATGGTTGAGGCAGGCTCTATTGCCCGAGAGGCGGGTATTCGCCTGTCGTGCCATCCTGGGCCATATACGTGCCTTGCAAGCCCTAATAGGGATATTGTAAAGAAGTCTGTGCGATCACTGGAAATGCACCAACTGATTGGTAGCCTGCTTGGACATGACCACGATTTTAATATTAATATTCATGTTGGTGGTGTTTACGAAGATAAGCAGACTACGGCAGAACGTTTCTGTGAAAACTACAACCGATTGAACCCCGCACTTAAACTACAATTAACTTTGGAAAATGACGACAAGGAATCTATGTGGTCTCCAAAGGAATTGTATGACATGATTTACTCTAAGTGTGGAATTCGTCTGGTTTACGATTTTCATCACCACCGCTTTTGTTCTAACGAAACTGTGGAAGAAGCAGTAAATTTGTGTTTTTCCACTTGGCCTGAAGATCAGGTTCCAAAGATTCACTATTCAGAGTCTGCTCCGGGTAAGCGACCTCAGGCACACTCAGATTATATTCGTGGTCCTATTCCTGCATTCAAGTATTTTACTAAGCGCGAATACGATGTTATGCTTGAGACCAAGGCAAAGGATCTTGCTCTCAAAAAGTATTTGACAGAGCACGCGGGTGTGGTATAATGGTAGCACGACTGCCTTCCAAGCAGTAGACAAGGGTTCGATTCCCTTTACCCGCATTATGAAAACATTTAATACATTTAAAATTTGGATTGGTAAGAAGCTCATTAATCTAGGATTTGGTATTCTTTTAAACATGGATGCTCGTGATTGGAATCCATCCAAGGAATGTTATCCTGGCTCGGTAAAACAGTTACGATACAATCTAGGATCTTGGTTTGTTAAGCACGGCATCAAGTTAGAAACCAAGGGACTACACAACACAGGATGGCCTGGGTTTACCGACTTTAAGTACTACGACAAGAATTTTTATCTGGGAAATAAGAGTAAGAAGCGAAAGCGAAACAATGACGGACCTGACTTCAATCAATTCTTCAAGAACTGGGATGGCGAGTGAATCTCGTAACATCATTGACCACTACCATTACTGGAATCATGAAGCAATTCTTGCGGATCTTGACTCACGAGCAAACAACTTCTCTATTATTTGCAGTAACCTATACAATGACTTTAATATTGCTACTTGCATCCGGAACGCTAATGCTTTCTTGGCTAAACGAGTTTTTATCTATGGGTCTAAGCAGTATGATCGCCGTGGTACTGTTGGTACTCACCACTATGTTCGTTCTGTACATTGTGGAACGTTGGATCGGTTGGTGCAAGGACTTGACACGCTGGCGGAACAAGTAGGACCGCTGCATCTGGTTGCCATGGATAATGTGGAAAATTCCATTAGTTTAGAATCTTACCAGTGGCCCACCAATAAGCACGCGGTAATCATTCTGGGCCAAGAACAGGTTGGAGTGCCTCCAGAGCTGCTCCAGATGGCTCAGGACACCGTATACATCACTCAGTACGGTTCTGTGCGTAGCCTGAATGTAGGTACGGCAAGTGGCATTGCCATGTACGACTACTGTAAAAAGGTAATAGTGTAAAAAGAATAAGGGCTCCCGCCGTCACAGGTGGGAGCCCGTTATTCCATTATTGAATACTCTTTACTTTTTGCAGCACTGCTTCTTTGAACACTTCTTGGGTTGTGGTTTTAGGTTTAGTTTAACTAGAACGGTGTTTAATTGAGCTTTTAGCCAATTGATTATTTGCATTAGAAATCACCTTCCTTCTACCAGTATTTATTGAAAATGGAATTTCTATAGATACTTTGCATCCCCACCCGGGTGCATTATATACTATAGGAAAAAATAACATGGTAGATAAACTATTAGGACTTCAAAACCAACTTCGTATGCTTCACTGGGGTACTAGCTCTTATGCCGAGCATAAAGCGTTAGGCAAGGCTTACGAGGGCTTAGACGCTCTTATAGACACCTTTGTAGAAACTTACATGGGTGTAAATGGCAAGAATCTACCACCAGTTAAATTGGATCTCCGTCCATACACTCTGGGGAGCGCAATGAAACTGTTAGACCAAGCCACACACTTTCTTTCAGTGGAAATGAAAACCCAACTGTCTGAAAACACAGATCTTTCCAATATTCGTGATGAAATGCTCAGTCTAATAAATCAGACTAAATATTTACTGACCTTGAAATAATTTTAGGTCAGAAAGTAGCTTTACAGTATGACTAGATGGAATCCTTGCTGTTGTGTGATAACCAACCGTATTGGGTTTTTAATTTTAGAAAGAAGAAGGCTGGGAGCAGAACCAGTTTTTGGTACTCCTACTTTAAATTATTACATTAGAGAATTTAAAGGAGTTCAAGGATGGACTTCTGGTTACACTGGAGACTACGGATTAAATCAACTTCAATTTGGACCAACTAAAGTTTTAGGAGTTCATAAAGGAGATACTCTAGAACATCTAGGCAGTGCAAATTACTGTTCATTAGGAGAAGGTGTTACTTACGATCATCGACTTAAAGCCACACTAATTTTACCTTCAGCATACGCTGGTGTTACAGTTGATAATAAAATTTTAAATCCAAGAACACATTTTGATAACAATAAACATCCGTTTATTGATTGGACATGTATACAACCGTATCCTACTCAATATGCAAGATTATGGAACAGATTAATAGAAGGAGATGAAGCACCTGGATTAGGAGGACAACCCGGTAACTCTTATTTGATACCATATCTTCCAGTGTGTTGCACAGGATCTGCGGCTTTATATAATGTGATAGACCGTAATCCAGAAAAAGAATCTTATCCACTAGACGTTCAGTATAGCAGTGCGATACCAAGCCCTACTTCTAATTCATCTTATCAGATATTTTTTACTGTTGGTAAACAAGAAGGCGCAGTAAAAACAATTCCAGAAATGCCAATCAAAAGTGGTTCAATCACAACTACTCCTTGGTTAGACAACTACGAATTAACCACACTCCCACCGGGAGATAATACTTGGACGTATTACTGTACAGGATTTACTGTAAAATATCCGTGTCCTTTAGAGATAGTGACTGGTGAGTTTTCTGAATGTTATAGAATTTATAATACATTCACTACTGCAGCTAATATTTACAAGGGTTCTGTTGTAAAATACGCATCGTATCAATTCTTACCACATCCTATAGAAGTATACGCGGTAACCTTAAAAGAATGCAGAGACACATTTACTGGACAAAAGAAAATTGAAATTTTTGAAGGTCAATTAATTAATACAAATCAATTACAGTATTTGTGGCCCAGTGAAGAAAAAGTATTTTGTAGTGATTGTTATTATGATCCCAATTCGGTTAGTCTTTGTGATATATGTGGATTAGGAAATACTGCAAATAATTACTGGACCGTAGACAATTATTATGGTTTAGATGGACTTGCAGGAAATACTGCACCTTGTAATTTTTCTGAGTATTCTAGTCCTCCATTATCCAACACAAGATTTTTTGCAGATATTGCTAATTATCAAACATCAAAATTATACGACCCTTTTGGTTATGTTTTTGGTGATTTTCTTAACCAATATACCACTAATTTTAATGACCCCGATTTAGGATTTAAGTTTAAATGTTTTAAAGATGTAGCAAGTCTTGGTACTGTTAAAGAAGAAACTGAAAGTGCTTTTTATTGTTGCAAACAGACTCACAGATATCGTCTTGTTATTCCTTGTCCTGAAGGTACTACGGATTATTTATTATACGAAGAGATATATTTTTTGGGTGGTATATGCTGTGGAGCCGGATTCAGTGGTGGTTTTGACACAGAAGAAAGTTGTTCTGACAGTAGTATAGTTACGGGTAGAGTAGACGAATATCGTATTTTTTCTAATCTAGGATCAGCTCCTAATTGCGATGTTATAACATACAATAGCACATACGAAATAACAGAAAAACTTGATGGAGTAACAATCTATCATTTCGGGCCTATAATAACACCATTTGAATGTGGTACGGTGTCTGGTGCCACTACAAGTTGTATATCAACTGGATTGCCAGAAATTGGTTTAGTGCCATATGCAGAAGACGAAACTGTTTACGATTATAACAAATACTTGTTTTACGGAGTTAGTGGTGGTACCACTCTTCCATTATTTGACGAGTATCTGGTAAATACTTTAAAGGATTACAACACTCAACGAGGATTTGGAAACACTTATGCCATACCTTACAGTTATTTTCTTGGTTCTGATGGTAAAAAAATAACAACAACTATTTTTGATTATCCAATAAAAAAACAATTAAATTATGGTGGAATAAGTTTTACATTTAAAAATAATTCGGATGCAACCACTTGGTTTATTTTTAATCCTAGTGATCTGGTAACTTATAATTCTAATTATTATAAAACGTATTCTGAAGCAAATCAATTGTTTAGAAATTTAGAAAAAACACACTTATTTGAAAACGTAGGATATACCAGCAGTTATTTTGGTGGTCTAGATCAATTTAGTCCATATGGAAATGATTTTTATAAAATTAGAGATGGTGCTCCTGGAGCACCGGCAGCAACCGGATTAACGTACACCAATTTGTCTTGTGATGCGTATATTGATATATTACAGACTCAAGGCTGGGTGTGTTCTGGTTCTGGCGCATTAAAAACTTGCATAAAAGGTATAACCGGAATTACTTTTAATTGTGCTCCTACTTGCTGGGACAATATAAAAAGTGCATTTGGTTACACGTTTAGCGGATCAGAAATAAAACCAAACAATAAATCTATAGGTGATACTTACAGTTGGGGATGGACTGCAGGATTTGTCAGAACTAGCGTGGTTGGTGCCACCTCTTCTGTTTTGGATTACGTTTCCACTTTAGATTATCTAAACGGATTAACTTATCCTTGTGTATTAAATCAACCGTACTCATATGGATTTTTCCGAACTATGCGAGACATTTACGGTGTAACATTTTAAATATTTTATTGTGATGAACACCTATATAATATACAATGGTATTATATTTTGATGAAGAAACGCAAAACGATTTTTGCCGAGAGATAGAAAAATATGTGGAAGAATGGTCGGTGTCTTACATAGACGCTGTTGTGACTTTATGTGAATCCAAAGATATTCCTATAGAGAGCATGGCAAAAGTTCTTTCTAAGCCAATATTAGAAAAAATACAACAAGAAGGGGAAAATTTAAATTTTCTCCCAAAATCATCAAAATTACCAATTTGATTTGACTTACCGTTTATTCGGTGTATACTTTTATATTAAAGGAGATTTATAATGGGATTTAAAGATCTAAAGAAGAATTCTACGTCAATGGCCTCCAAGCTTCAAGAAGAACTGGAGAAGAGCAACAAGTCTAACGATTACAAGGACGACCGATTTTGGCGTCCTACTCTGGACTCTGCTAGTAATGGATATGCAGTTATTCGATTCCTTCCTGCAGTGGAAAGCGAAGACATTCCGTGGGTTAAGTTGTACTCTCATGCGTTTAAGGGAAAGAGTGGATGGTTTATTCACAACTGCCCCACTACCCTTGGTGAAAAGTGCCCGGTTTGTGAAGCAAACTCTGAGCTATGGAATAGTGGTACTGAAAGCGATAAGCGTATTGCTCGTGATCGTAAGCGTAAGCTTAATTATGTGTCTAATATTCTTGTTGTGGAAGATCCTGCTGCTCCTCAAAACAAGGGTAAGGTGTTCCTGTTTAAGTATGGCAAGAAGATTTTTGAGAAGATTCAAGAGCAAATGAACCCAGAGTTTGAAGACGAGAATGCAGTAAATCCATTTGACTTCTGGAAGGGTGCCAACTTCAAGCTAAAGATTCGTAAGGTTGAAGGTTATGTCAACTACGATAAGTCTGAGTTCAGTGCGGCTTCAGAACTGCTTGACGGTGATGACGCCAAGCTTGAGGTTCTATGGAAGAAACAATACGCCCTCAAGGAGTTTGTGAATCCCAAGGAGTTCAAGAGTTACGCAGAACTCAAAGTAAAGCTTGTAGATGCCCTAGGAGGCGATGTTCGTGGTGAAGCCACCGAAGAGGACACTATTGAGAACGAAGCACCTACTCGGTCTTCACGAAAGCCTACTCCCAAGACGGAAGTGGATGAGGATGTAGATGTTGAAAGTTATCTGAAGTCTCTAGGAGACGAATAAAAAAGGCCCCGAAAGGGGCCTTTTCTTTTATCCCGAATATTGTCTCCACGGAGGAAGAGTCTGGTAATGTGTTCTCATTGCCAACAAATAATCAGGTGTTACTTGTGTTACGTTTGTGGTATTTGAGGTATTATTGTTAACTGATGTTCCACCACCATTAGAATTATTTTCTTCCACATTAGGAACACTTTTATTTTCTAGTATACTTAGTTTATCTTGTTTATCTTTAATATCAGAAATGCTTCTGAGTCCTTCTTCGGCAGACACTGACTGAGAAGGTTTAAATAACTCGCTGGTATCTAATGATAGTCTTTGTTGTTGATTTTGTTCTATTATGGGATTAATAGTAGATTCTTTTTGAGAAAGTAATTCTTCATGAATTCTACTCAATAAATTTTGTGTTTCATTAGTTTCTGGAATAATATTAGATTCATCGATAAACGATCTTGCAGTTCTATTCTCTACAGGACGCATATCTGGGACTGCTTGCTTAAAGAATCCTTCATCATTTATTTTTTGTGGAAGTTCTTCGGCTGTTACTTTAGTATAATTTAGAAATGCTTGTAGCTTTTCGCTTGGTTTTATATTATCGTTTAATTCTGCCATTTTTGCTTTCTAATTTAGAGAGTAGTAGAATTATTCATTCTTTGGCGTTTTTCGTTTAGTTCTGTTCTAATTTGCTCTAAATATACTGTTCGTTCCCAAGG